TTTGCCTTCTACAAAAACGGTCCAATTGGGACTGAAGTTTTTGTTTCCTCGGGAATCTGCCGGAGATTCATTAAACAATTCGTGATAGCGCTTGTCAAAATCGGCCAAAACGCCATCCATATCAAGATATAGCTTTTTCATTTTCAGTAATCACTTTTTTCAGAATAGACTTGTATTTTACATCATCAAAAGACAGAAATGCGGCAAACTTTAGAACTTTCCTTCGGTAGTCTGGCCATCGAACTGTATCGGTAATCTTTCGTGACCACATCGGAAAGAATTTCAGAATCGAATTCAAAATGCACAATGTTTCAATTGAAATTTCTTTACGCAAAGCCATACGCAAAAGAACTGGATAGTCGCCATCGTCACTTTGCAACAAATCGTTTGGATTGTCGATACCGTCAAAGAGTTTTCGACAATCATTTTCAAAAGTGTACGAGAGACTTTGAATGACTTTCATACGCTCACGATAAACAGTTTCGGATTCTTCGGTCAACAAATCGCCGACCCACAAATTATCATTGTTCAACAAATTAGCAACAATGAAAAGAATCAACTCATCTTTGTTGCTAAGTCTGCGAGATAGTTTGTAGAAGTGATATTTGTCTTTACGATTTTCAAAAGAATCTACAGAGATTTTACTCTTGCCATTGTACTTGAAGAAATCATAACTGTCTGAATTGAAATGTAGCTTGAGTGCTTGAAAAATTCCAAATGCCTCATAACCAGTTATCATATTGGTAGTCGTGATGTTTTTATTTTCAACATGTTTTGCTCCATTGCTTGCGACTCAATTTTAGTTTTGAGTGACGAATTAATCAATGAAGCAGCAACTTCAATTTCAAGTCCTGTTTCTTTGCAATATTCTATAATTGCTTCTAGATATGTGTAATCTGTGTTTGCTACCATGCTATCGATAGCAAAAGCAAACTTTTTCATTTCATCCTTAGTTGGCATTGTACTCCTTCATTGGGCACTTTTCGTCCCAACAAGTGTGTCCTTCCATTCGAGCCTTTGAAATACCACAAACACTACACAATTCAGCTTCGTCTTGCACAGCACTAGTTCCATTCAAGCCTGCAACCAAATTATCAAAGACTTTTTCACCAATTTCATAATCAACATCAGAGTCTTCGAATTCAACAATGTCTACTACACCATCAAAAACAAAACCAGAACCACGAAGAAAATCTTCAAATCGTGGAAGAACATCAGAAAGACTCACAGCATCAAACTCAAGCGTCAATTTGCTGCCGGCGAATTCTTCGTGCGAAATAAGCGTGAACTTCATTATATAATCTCCAAAAATTACTTCTTACCAGTGAGTGAATGTGCGATACAAACAGAATTAGGGTTTGTTTCGTATGCACACTTTACAGACAAAGGATCAACACCCTTTGCGATGGCAGCTTCAATGTTTTTTGCCATGTTATTGCGATCATTTAGATTATACACAATTGCGCCAATAATTGCGGTACAAGATACGATTGTGAGTGCTACCATAACCGTAATCAAGTCACGATTTGCTCGATTATATGATAGTTTTGTTTCTGTCAATTTGATCTCCGTTTCGTTTGTAGAAGATGTGTCTGCCAATTTGCTTTTCCTTTTTCAATTGCCAACCAGGATTTACATAGTCAGCGTGATAAAATGTCGCACCATTCGTTACATCTTGTACCCTATGAATGTTCAGGTAAAGATATGTTGACATTTCTAAGATATCATTATATACTGGACTGTTCTTAATTGTCAAGCGCTTACTGGTAATGCTCGAGTCACAATACCACGAGAACTGGCAAACACCGTTGGTTTTCTGAGTAACCACGCCACATATTGTGTCTGCATAGTTGCCGGTTCTGAGGCGGTTCAAAGTGACAAAAGCAACAGCGATTTTACCCTCTTTTGGTTCGCTCTTCGCTTCGAAATAAATGTTTTCGGCCAAACAAGAGATTTGTTTTTGAGCTTCTGGCGCAAGTGCTTTAAATGGCGCTTTCATTGGTAGAATGCTTCTAGTGTCAACATGAATTGCCGTTAGCATTAAAATGACACTCGACAACAATAGGCCTGCAAGTATTAGTCTTGAACCCATTTGTCTCCTTTCAAAGAAATTTAATCCACTGGACTTTTCAAAAGTCGCAACATTAATAAGATGTGAAATGGTGGGTATTCTGTTACGAGGAACCCACCGAACCCTAAGCAGCGTTTAGGCTGCTAATGCGAAACGCTCATCGTTTGCATTTACTTGGTTTGCTTCTACGGCCGGGTAGTCCCAACCCTAACGGCTTTAGCGTTGCCGTGCTGTCCACTTTGTTACTCTTTGCCCTGTCGAAACCAATACAGGCCCATCAAAAGCATCCTACTGCGGTGTGAATACATACAATCGTCACCACAACAATCGATGATTCACCGTGTCCTCCCCTGTAGGTGGGGTCGCTGGTTAGGCGTCTTTCGCTGCCATGCTTTTGGTGGACCTGGGCGGAATCGAACCGCCGTCCAGAACACTTTTCTCTCTGCTTCATACAGCAATATACTTCAATAACTCATTAATATATTTATGCTTCTCTCTGACAAAGATTTGTGGTTTATCATTTTCAACCGCAATTGCAACAACAACTTGATTCACTGGCAATCCTGTTCGCTCCTCAAACATTTCTGCGTAGGCAGTGCATTGCATAAAGTAATTCAAAATACCATCTTCAGATTTTTCTCTTGATGCTGTTTTATAATCAACGATTGAAAGTTGGCCATTCCATTCTGCAATACAATCACAACGACCAGCAATTTTCAACCGATGACTAAACAATGCCTGCTCAATACCAAACACACGGCCAACATTTTCGTCAATGTGTGGTTTCAATTGAAGAAACAATTCTTTAGTATCAGGCATCATGGTTTTAAACTTCATGCCATCTGATTCATTCAAAAGATATTTCTCACAGACTGTATGAAGTTTAGTTCCACGGCTTGAGGCTTTTCGAGCAATACGATTTGCTTCTTCAGCGCCTACACGCTCACGCCATTCAAAGATAGCCTTTTTGTTATACGATGAAAGAACGGTGGTGATGGAAGGATACTTTTCGCCAGTTGGCGTTTCGTACACTCTTCCATCATCCGTAGTTACTGCTTTTAGATCGTAGTCTAGTGATTCTAATTTTACAAATTCAAAGTTACGCAAAACCAAGTTCCAATTTTGTCACAATATAATTTTTCACCAATTCGGATCGAACAATGTCTTCAACACCAAATTCGACCTTATCGAAACAACCCATTCTATCGATAATCTTCATAAACTCAAGCAAACCTGTACGCTCTTTTGAGTTTAAATCACTTTGTCGATAATCACCACAAAACACAATACGGCAGTTATCACCGATTCGTGTGATGATCGTATCAAGCTCATGGTAATTCATATTTTGTGATTCGTCAACCACTACAATGGCATTTTTGAAAGTTATGCCTCGCAAATATGAAGTTGTGCCGAATTCAATAAGTTTTTTGGTCTTTAGAATGTCATAACCATCACCTCGGCCAAACAAATCATCACAGATTTCTCGGTATGGTTCTTCGTATACTTTCGTTTTTTCTTTTACATTTCCTGGGAGAAATCCCATATCACGACTAGGAACTACAGAACGAATGATAACGATTTTATCGTAAAAAGAATTTCCTTTGAGAACTTCATTTAATGCTAGATAGAGAGATATAAATGTTTTACCTGTTCCTGCAACACCGTGTAAGAGTAGGTGTTTACCTTGATTGAATGCATCAAATGTTTCCTCTTGATTTACTGTTAAAGGCTTGATTCTTCTTAGAGAAAAATGGTTCTGTTGATTCTGTAGTTTTTTTGCCATTAGTCCTGCCCTTTAAAAAGAAAAAGGGAGACTTCATGTTCAATGAATGTCTCCCTCGGTTGAAAAATCTTCAATCACAATTAACTGTTTTTCCACTTACTGTAAATATCTTTGGCTTTCGCCTGGTGTATCGTGCGCTTGCCATATCTCTGTGCAAGCGGACTATCGGGATGGGCTTCTGATACTTTAGAAAGAACTTCTTTCCAAGTATTATCTGTTTTTGAATCGAGGCTACCAGTCATACTGGTAATTGCAAACGCCGATGGCAATTGGCGTATGTGTGGATTCTTTTCCAACAATTCTTCTTTGCGAGAATTGCTAACAAAGTCTTCAAACTCTTCACCGGTATCGGTGTTCAAAAATCTATACGTTGGCATTATGTTTATTTAGTCCTTCAATGTACCAAACTGGAACACTCCGTTTAGTCCATTTTGCAAAACGATTCTTATGCTCTATATAGTATTTGTGATACGACAAAAGTGTATCATATTTGCGGCCAGGAACTGCAACTTCAGCTATAACTTTTGCTTCAATTGGCATGGCTGGCGTTGGCGGATAAAATTGACTTTTGATAATTTTATTTGGCGGAAAATATAAGTGATCGTTAAGTCTGGTGCAAGAATGAACTTTACCATAGCGATAAGTGTACTCTTTGCATAGATTGTACCACATGTGATACAACCAAATGTAGTTGTCACGATTTGAACGACACCAAATGCCGCTTGGATGATTAATGTGTGAAGCCTTCATCAGGTCGGGCTCACGAGCATCATTCAAACGCCAACGCTTAATTCGCCGGCCATTTGCTGTTAAATCCGTATACTCTTCGCCATCGAGAACACGGTGAGCAGTTGACATTAATTGTGCATACTCAATAATCATTTTAACCACATGTTTGTCACAATGCATCTCTGCACAAACTTGTGGATTTGGATCAAGGTAGAATATGTTCATTTACTGCGGCCTTAATCATGTTATCAATATGCGCTTCGATAAGTTTAGTACGAATCATATCGGTCATTGTGAGATGCGGCCATTCCAAAACAAAAGGACAATTTCCGTCCCACTTTCTGTTCTCAAGAAAGTGTTTGTATTGTTTAATGTCTTCAACACTATTAGGATCAAAGTGTCGTTTTTTCCAAGTGTGATGACTTAGTTTGAATTCAGTTTGTTCCATAGTTTTCTTAGGGGCGCCTAAATTACGGTCGTTTAAGAATCAGCGGGTGAACGGAGTCCTCAAGGGATTAAAGCAGCCGCCACTCCCCCTACTTTAAAATTATTCAGCAGTTGTCTCAGTAACTTCAGTGATGATAATTTCATCAGTAGAAGTTTCAATTGCTGCATTTGAAGGAACAACAACTTCGACCTTCTTGGTCTTCTTGACCTTAGCCTTAGGTGCAGGCTTGGCCTTCAGATCGGCCAACTTAGCAATTGACGGCTTCTTTTCAATTTGACCAGGAACAAAGCCACTCTTAGCGACACCAGTTCGCTTCAGATATTCTTCGACTTCTTTCACATTGATAATTTGATAAGCAGTCACTTTACGACCATCTTTAATGGCTTTGACAACACCATTAGCATTGGTCTTAATGTGCCACATGTAGGTCGAAAGACGATACATGTAGATTTCTTTACCGAGAGTAGCATCGATTTCTTCAATCGTGACAGGATTGCCAGACTTCATAATCATCAGCAACTTTTCAAACGGCTTCAACTTAGTAGACTTACCACGAGGCATAATATATTTCCTTTCGATTTAATTTTGAAGGTACAGTGTAACACAGGTATGAGCAATTGTCAAGCCCATTTTGCATATTTACCGATAATCTTTATAAACGGTAAAAGTCACAGCATTCTTTTTCAAGCAAGTGGATCGCCGAGTCATGGGCGAACGATCAAAATCACTTGAGCGAGGACCACGAAACATAACACGAACGGGACAACCAACAATTTCCCGAATCAACTTCATGGACTGCCGTGAATACTTTTCAATGGGAATGCCTTTGTAAAAGGAAACTTCCCAAGGCGGTGAACGAAAACTTCTCAATGTAGTGCTCATCAAATCACCTCACAATATCAAAATGGTCACCAAGATACAAATCAAAGGTTTTAAGCAAATGCTCATAGTCGCCTTTTTGCATTTCTTCAACAATTGATTCACCTAGTTCAGGTGCGCCAGACCTACGAAAAGTGTTCAAAACCACGCCCATCAAATAGAATGCATTGCCTTGCGGACCAGAAAGGTCAATCAAAGGCTTTTCATTCTTTCGCTTATTTCGAATCATAGTGCTTCCAATTTCGCCATCAAAGTGGCATAATCGTTAAAAACCTCAGAACCATCTCGACTGGTTCTCAGAATGATAAAGTTACGATTGTAAATTTCAACCGTAGCATCAAGTGTACGAGCTCGACCAAAAGTTACAGCACGATACTTGGTGCCTTTTTGGCTGGTAAATTCGCCTGTCAAAACGCCATAAGGCGCCGTAAAATTTTTAGTAAGCGCCCACTCATAAACGGCATTTTGAATTTCTTGGCTATTCATCACTTAACAATCAAAGTAAACAAAAATATTACTGCTAAGATACCAAATGTTGCCATTCGGCCAACCAGTGCGCCAACAAAAGCGCCTAGCATGAAGATGGTTGTATTTGTTAAAACGATTTCCATTTTATCTACGCATTGCTGCTTGATCTTTGGCTTCTTCATCAGTAAAGATTGGCACAGCATTGGACTTATGCAAAGTACCGATACCTTTCATCAGAGTGCCAGTATACACTTTACCTTGAATTGGTTTAGTCGCCGTGCCTTGCCAGGAATCCAAACTCGGATACTTTGGCGTTTCTCGCACAAATGGCTTTGAAACAACCGGCGAAGAAATAACTTTTACAATCTTCACGGGCTTTTTTGGTGCGTGTTTTTTGACCAATTCTTCCCATGATGCCTGCAGCTCACGCTGCTTGGCATTTAGCTTGCGCTTTTTGGACTTCTGGTAAGTATGAATAATCATTCTTCGAACTTGATACTAGAAACACCACTATACAACAAGGCAGTGCCAAATGCGGCAATAATGGTGAGAATGATCAGGTCAACATGGTGGTCGGCATCAAGTGTGCCAACCACACCAAACAAAATCAGAAATCCAAGAACTGCACGAATCATTTTTAACTCAAAATGTAAGGCTTGTTCCACTTGCCGACATTGATGCGGAAGTAATAAGCAGTATTGAAATAGTCCGTTTGAATATCAGACTCATCATACCAATCAGCAGACTTCAAGGCACGGAATGCTTCCGTCAGAAAAGCCTTTGAAGTGCCAGTGAAATGTTCATGGAACCAATAAGGATTTACATCAATGCCAAACTTACGAGCATCTTCAGAATCACCGTAATCAGCAAAAAAATCAATCTTACCAGACTTGAGCGTTAGCACAATTGTCGAATGATTAGAAACCGACAAAGTACCCTTAACATCAAACTTCTTCAAAACGGGCTT